TATGACCAAGGTCAATATGCAGTATTTTGAAATAACTATGGAGCATCTTGAGATGATTTCGAGTTACTTCAGATTAGATAGAACGTTTACATTTAATAAAGCCACCAATCGTCTTTATTCTCATTCTGGAAAGATCATTGAAGGAAATAAAATTCTTCTACGAGCATATCAAGCCGTAATACCAGATGAGTCTTCATCTTATGCGTTAGATGTATTTAATGATGAATGGATTAAAAAGTACGCCACTGCTCAAATTAAACAGCAATGGGGAGCAAATATGAAACAGTTTGATGGAATGCCCTTGCCGGGTGGAATAACGATTAATGGACAACAAGTTTGGGATGAAGCGAAAGAAGAGATTGAAAAACTCGAAGAGGAATTTTCACTTAATTACGAACTTCCAGCTAACTTTATAGTGGGGTGATCTTGTGGGTATGTTCGACAATATGTCCAAATCTCCAATGGTTCAAGATATTGTAGAAGAGGTTGTCGCAGTAGTTGGATTTACCGCGAAATATCTTCCACGCAAATATGGTACGGCGATAGATCCTATTTTTGGAGAAGACCCATCAAGCAAATTTGATACTGTGTGGACTTTTAATGTTCTCATAGATGATTATCAAGAATATGGTGATGTCGGAGATTTCTACGGTAAATTTGGTGTACAAGTTACTGATGAAATGAAAGTGTCTTTTACAAAGAAAGACTTTGCCGAGCAAACAGTAGCCACAGATGATGATACTCCAATTGCTGGAGACTTGTTATATTTTTCTGATGCTGAAGCATTATTTGAAGTAACATTTGTCGGCAACGATTCTTCATTCTATCCTGCACCTGAAGGTCCACAATACATTTGGACACTAACGCTCAAACCTTGGGAATATGGTGGAGAAGATATTGATGTGGCTGATGCAGAGATAACCGCAGTAGAAACAGAGATAGAAGCGGCAGTAAATGCTGAATTAGCAACTCCTGATTGGGATACTATGGATGATGATATTCTAGACCTATCAGAAATGAACCCATTTGGAAGTACATAATGTTTGGAACAACTTGGTATCACGGAACAACTAAAAAATTAATTACTGCTTTTGGATCAGTTTTTAATAATGTTCACGTTCAGCGGAAGGAATCGGATGGTACTCTCATTAAAGATATTAGAGTTCCTTTAGCCTATGAGTCTCGCAAAAAATATCTGGCACGATTAATTCAAGATAGTGTAAAGAACAGACAAGTACCACGTATGGGATTTATTATGACGGGATTAGAAGCAGATTATTCTCGGTCACCGAATCAAATGAATGAGTATAAATTCAATCAGGCGACTAATCCCAATAAAGCAACTATTATGTATACTCCTATTCCATACAACTACAATTTCAGTCTAGACGTTTATGTGGATTATATGGATGATGGACTTCAAATCATTGAACAAATTTTACCTTATTTTCAACCAGACTTCAATATAGTAATCGAAGAAATTCCTGAATTAGATTTAAAAAGAGATATTCCCATCGAACTTACTGGATTGACTATGTTGGATGAATTTGAGGGAGAATTTTCAGAACAACGAATAGTCAATTGGACTTTAGATTTTATCGTAAAAGGCTGGCTTTATCCACCTCTACGAGAACAAGATATTGTCAAAGAGGTTGATGTTAAATATTCGACTCCTGATGTCGTAGACGAAGAAGACGAACCGATTGATCAGGGATGGGTGAGTGTAGGACCTGGAGTAGAATGATTACTTTCTCAAAATATACCGAAATAGTCAATGCTATTGCTAAAAAGCTAAAGACTACAAAGGATGCCGCTAATAATGCTCTCATAAAAGCACAGCAAAAGGGGATTGATCCTCTAAAATGGCAGAAAAATTTAACTATAATAAAACAGTTTATTCAAATAGTTGCACATTATGATCCGTCAATTGATGAAAGATTGATGACGGATAAACAACAAGTTGGTCAGATGAATCATTATTGGAAAAATATGTCTCATCCGCTAGTTTCTGATAAGGAGAAAAAGAAAAGTATGGATGATAGATTTGGTATCAAAAATATCAAACTTGATAAATATGGAAATATTATATCATTTGACAAATATAAACGAGGTAGATTTGAAGATATAGATTATGAAAAAGATCACAGAAAAGAAAAGCGTTAAAGATAAATTAGATGCAGAATTGAATGTTGCTGAAGATATTATAGCAGATTTTGAGAATGTTAGAAATGAAGATGATTACGACGGAATTCACTTTATTGACAAACGAATTGTAAATACTCGAAGAGAACGTGGTCTTACGCCTAGAGCGGCAGTACAATCAGATCCAGATAGTGGTGATCTCGGAGAGGATTATCAATATGCTAGAGAGAATCTATATAATCTTATAGAAAGAGGTAATGATGCTCTTGAAGGCATTCTTGAACTTGCTAAAGAAATGGAACATCCGAGAGCATATGAAGTAGCTAGTGGTCTCATTAAAAATGTATCCGAAACTACAATGGAATTGTTAAGAATGCAGAAAGAATTAAAATTAATGAAAGAGGGAGAATCACCAAAAACAAATGTCAATAATCTTTACGTGGGCAGCACCGCTGAATTGCAAGAAATGTTAAAGGGAAAAACTATCAATGATGGAAAAGATTAAAGACTGGATAGATGCTAAAATGTTCAATATCTTCGGTAAAGACAAGACTGGAGATAAAATTTACGAAACTCGATGGGTATGGTATCATACTGTTCTTGTCATAGAACTGTTTATAATAATCCTATTGCTATTGTACATAGCAATTTAAAGTTGCTATTATATTATGACCATAAATTCCTACCTAGGTAATCCCCTATTAAAAGGTTTAAATACTCCTCAAAATTATTCTAAAGAGGAGATAGAAGAATATATAAAATGTCGGGATGATCCGATTTATTTTATTAAGACCTATATGACCATTGTCAATGTAGATCAAGGATTAATTAAATTTGATTTGTGGCCATTCCAAGAGGATCTGATCAATACATTATTAAATAATAGATTTAGTATAGTCAAATGTCCTAGACAGTCTGGTAAATCACAGACAAGTCTGGCATTTATGCTTCATTATGTGTTATTTAATGACCAGAAAAACATAGCGATTCTAGCGAACAAGGGTGCAACAGCAAGAGAATTATTAGGTCGTCTCCAATTTGCTTATGAAAAACTTCCTATGTTCATTCAACAAGGAGTATCTGAATGGAACAAAGGTTCTATCTTCTTGGAGAATGGCTCCAGAATTCTTGCATCTTCTACAGCATCCAGTTCTATTCGAGGATATTCTTTTAATCTGATTTTTCTTGATGAGTTTGCATTTGTTCCACAAAATCTAGCAGAAGAATTTTTTAATTCTGTATATCCTACGATATCATCTGGACAAACATCACAAGTTATTATTGTATCAACTCCAAATGGTATGAATCATTTCTATAAAATGTGGACTAATGCCATTGAAGAACGATCCAACTATTCAGCATTTTCTGTTAATTGGTGGGATGTTCCAGGACGGGATGAAGAATGGAAGAGACAAACAATTGCAAATACGAGTGAGGAACAATTTAAACAAGAGTTTGAAACTGAATTTCTAGGGAGTGCTGGCACTCTGGTTAATCCTGCAAAAATAGCAGAACTTGCAGTTAAAGCTCCACTATCACGGAAGGATAATTTCGATGTCTATCAACAGACAATTTTAGATCATAGATATTTTATAGCCGTAGATGTAGCAGAAGGTCGTGGTCAGGATTACTCCGCGTTTAGTGTGATTGATATTACAGAAATGCCCTGGACGCAAGTAGCCAAATTTCGTTCAAATACAGTATCTCCTCTTCTTCTTCCAAACATAGTTCATCAGGTAGCAACAGCATACAATAATGCAACAGTTTTGATTGAATCTAACGGTCCTGGTGGAGAAGTTTGTAACATACTTCATTATGATTTAGAATACGAAAACACAATAAATGAATCAAGTGTCCAATCAAAATTAGGAATCAAAATGACTAAACGAGTTAAAGCGGTTGGTTGTTCTAATTTCAAAGACCTAGTAGAAGAAAATAAACTAATTATTAATGATTTAGAGACAATATCTGAGATATCTCAATTTATCGTTAAAGGAAAAAGTTGGCAAGCTGAAGTAGGTAGTAATGATGATTTAGTAATGAGTCTAGTTATGTTTTCTTGGTTCTCTTCCCAAGAACTATTCAAAGAATTAAATAATACAGATTTGAGAAAAAACTTATATGATAGCCAAATACAAGAAATAGAAGATGACCTGACTCCATTCGGATTCATCGAGGATGGTATAGATGAAGACAAATATATTGTTGAAGATGGAGAAATATGGCAAATCTACAATTAGCTTATGTCAATAAATAAAACTATAAACAGACATTGGAGAGATTGGGCGGCACTATTGTATATGTTTATCTGCCTAATTGATTTTGTAATTGCTCCTTTAATGTGGAATTTAAAAATGGAAGAACATTGTAATGATATAGTTCGATATCCACCTGGTGTGAAATGTGATGTGACTAGATGGGAACCAATCACTCTAGGAGCAGGAGCAATGTTTCATTTATCATTTGGAGCTATTTTAGGTGCTACAGCTTGGAAAAAGAAAGATGAATTGGAAATTCATAATAATAATAACGGCTCTACTGTTTAGTAGTTGTGCTGGTCATAATAAAGAAGACACAAAACATATTGATTTGGGGAGTGGTGATAAGTCAAATTTACCCGTCACTCTAGCCTCTCTTATTGAACACGCAGAATATTGCAAAGCTATTTACGATTCTGGTGGTGATCAAAAAGATGAAGTAGCGTTTGAGGTAAAACAAGATAATGGAATATCAATAATTATTATTAGAGGTACAGCCAATACAGAAAATGTACAATCTGATATTGATGTGAGGTTAGTAAGTGATGCCCGTACGGGAATCTATCTCCATAAAGGATTTAGAGATGCTTCTATAACCATTATGCAAATTTTAGATAACTCTTATACACTTGAACATACGGTACACGTTACAGGCCACAGTTTAGGCGGAGCCGTTGCACAAATAATAGGAATGTGGCTTCATAAAAGAGGAAAAAATGTTCAAATTTACTCTTACGGATCGCCAAAAGTCTCTTCA